TTCTCTTGTATCTACTTCACGATCTGTTCTGTTTGTATTATCCATTTGCATTCTCCAATTTTAAAGTTTCTCTTGCATATTGTTCCGGTGTTATACCAAATTTCTTGGCTAACGCTACTTGTGTCTTTGTCAGACGCACTTTTTTAGGCGCGGTGCTACGCGTTGCCGGTGCAACTACAGTCGAAGGTTTTGTGCGCTCGGCGGGTTTTTCCTCGTCTAGCGTTGCATCCCCAAAGTTTTCTGGGAATCGTTTCTGCATCGTACTATCAATACGACGGTAATATTCGTCAGAGGTAGGACTGATCCCGCTTCTAACTAATTTTTCATGTACGCCTAATGCAAGGCTTGTCATTTCTTCGTCTTTACCAAACCAGTCGTTCTTTTCTTGCCAAGCTGCGGCTTTATCGTCAGGTTTAAACGAACGTTGTTCATTTTGTTGTATATATACAGGATTTTCGGGTTCCTGTAAAGCATTTTTAAATCTAGGCTCATACTGTTTAGCTTGTGATAGTCTAAACTGAGCATCATTCATCTTTTGTTGTGCATCAATTATACTATCTGTTTCTCCTGAATCATAGGCTTTACGGTAAGATTCTTTAGCTAAAGAAAGTTCACTTTCAAGCGCATTTTTAAGGGTCTCGATATAAGTTTCTTCTCCGTTACTTAAACTAGATTTTAATTTTTTATTTTCTTCGGAGATTTGTTGAGCGAATCTAATTGCTTCATGTCTTTCTCGGTCAGCAGATTCTTTCTCACGTCTTTCATCATGATAAACTTTTCTAAGTTGAGCCATACGAGTTTTAACTCGGTCTGAATACTCTTCTAAATTATCATTTTCTAGGTCTTCAACAAGATTTTTTGGTAGTGGTTCTTTATTTTTATCTGCAGGGGGTGTATCGTCTTCAATTTCAAGGTCAATATCATCTGCTTTTGTTTCTACTTTAACTTCAGTTTTTTCTTTTTCTTCAGGTAACTTACTACCTGGTATTTCATCATCATCTGGATATTCAAAAACAATGTCTCCATCTTTTACGTCAGCCATTTTAATTCTCCTATGCGCGAGTATAGCCGCGAGGATCAGCAACAACCCCCTCAACTGTATCGTCGTTAATAATGCGGAATTCTCTTCCGTGAATTTTAAATCTAGTACCCGCGTATGCACGCGTTAAAACAAAATCACCTTCTTTACACCACGGACCAGTAGGAAATCTTGCTTCATCTTTATAAGCTAAATCACCTACTTTAACTACAAACAAAACTACAGTTGAATGTTCTTCTATAGTTCTAGTTGAATCTGCTTTGACAATACCGCCTTGATAAGTTTCTGAAGCATCTGGAATTGCACAAAGTATTTTGTATCCTTTAGGTTCTGGTAACTGTAAACCCCGTTCTTCGATAGGTATATCTTCTACTTCTACTGCATCTACCGATGGAATATTAATTGGTCGACCAGCAGCATCAACTAAATTTTTATTCATTGTGAGTATTTGTTCACTCATCTGAGTTCTCCATCTTATTTACGATGTCGGCAATAATACCTTGTATAGTATCGCAAGCTCTTATATATCCTACAGCAGATTGATAATGCGCATAATCTTTAGCAGAACCGTCAGCAATTGAACTTAATATATCTTTGCGTTTTTCAGCTACTTTGTTAATTAGTAGTTCTAACGTTGGGTCTATCATTTACTACTCCTTTGGTTGTTGTTGATTCATTTGTTGCATTTGTATAGATTGTTGTTTTTCAGCTTGTTGTTTTTGGTGCTCTAATTGATCATTAGCTCTAACTGCTTCTATACCAATTTTTGTACCTTCTAACAACTGTTTAGCTTCTAGCTGTTTATCATCCATTACAGCATTAGCACCTAACTGAGCACCAGCAATACGTTCTTGTGATTCAATACGCATCTTATCAAGTTCAAGTCTAGCTTGATCTGATTGAATATCTGCCATAGTTTTTTGCTGTTTGATTTGTAAATCTTGAGCTTTTAACTGTAGCTCTTGTTGTTGCATTTGGATAATTGGATCTTGTTGCTGTTGTTGAGCTTGTTCTTGTTGAGCCTCAGAAGCAGACTTAGCAGAAAGTTTCTTAGCAGCTTCAGCCATAACTTTAGATAATTCAAACTCTATGTCTTCTGGTAATGTTTCATCAGGTTTAGGTAATGGAACGCCTAATTGTTCTTCAAGTTGTTTTCTATATTCAAACGCAACGTGCTCATTAATGTGTGCCATAGCTGCTGCTTGAATAGCTTGTGCTTGAGGGTTTTGTCCTACCATTTGTAGAATCTTAGGATCTTGCATGGCTGTCATATGTACTTGAATATGTGCTTGATGGTCTTGGTAAATAAATGCTTTAACAGGTTTACCATTAATAATATTCATATTTTCAGACACAGGGTCTTTTGGTTTCTGGTCATCGGATGATGGTATAAGTTTGCTAATATTCTTAACACCAAGTACTTCTAACATTTGTTTATTAAGTTCTACTTGGTCGTAGATTTGTGGGTTAGATTGCGCCATTTGCATCACAGCTTGATACTGAACTACTTTCTGTGACATGGTTGCAGCATTAGGGTCACTAACTGGAATTACATCTACATTATCATAATCAGCTTGTTTAGCACGGCGATCACCTACTTCAGGATCATAAGAATACTCTTCCGGTGTGTAGTCACGAATAATGCCTTTAAGTAATTTAAACTCTTGCTTCATCGCGTAGTAAATACGTGCTTGAACTGCACTCATTACTTTTAATGTTCTTTCTAATATAGCTAACGTAGTACCCACTGGAGAGTTAGCAGACATATCTGATACTTTCATATCAGCAGCAGAAGCAAAACGTCGTCCTTCTTCAATAATACCATTCATTAAACTTTGTAATACTTGTGAGGGTTCTTTGTAAGGCAGCATTAAAATGTTGTCACGAATAGCACCACTTGGTACATCTACGTCACGGAATTCACCTGGTGCAATAGGCGTGTCATCCCCTTTAATGCGTAGCCCGCGAGATTTAAGTCCGCCTGGTAAGTTTGATAGGGTACCCGCGTCAACAAGTTGACGTAAGATCATAGTACCTGATTTGGCGAAAGCACCTATCAAATGAATTAAGCCAAAGCAATAAAAGCCAAAGCCTGGAATATAACCGTAGTGTACAAAATGTTGACGCTTAGATTTTAACTCATCATCTGGATTCCAATTACGACGAATTGCTAAGATAAGGCCTGTACCTTTTTCAATTGTTACTACATAAGGTAATGCAATGCCATCTTCACTATCACCATTTTCTAAATCTAAATTAACATGTATTTCAAGAATCTTATAACGATCATCTTCTGATGGATTAAAACCTAGTTTTTCTGCAATCTTTTTCTCAGCTTCATCAATATCTAAATATGGTTCACCTAAATCTACATCACGATAAAAACCTGCTACTTGTAGTTTATGTAATTCATTTTTAGTTTTACGCATCACATGAGTAACACGCTCAGCTGTTTCTAAATTAGAGGCACCGTAAGGTACTACAATATCTTCAGCTGGAACATACATTGCCACTTGCCGTTGCATGTTTGGATCATAATAAACTTTCTTAAATGCGTTACCTGATAAACCAAGACCCCATAGCATACGCTCATGTTCAGGTCTATATTCGGGCATCATATCCGTGAGCTGATAATTCATATCATCTTTTACACGTTCAGCTGCATCTTCTTTTTCTTTTGTTTGTTTGCCAATAATTACAGTTTTAACTGGCCCTGCGGCGGGGAATGTTTCCATCATAGTTTCAGCTTGGAACTTCACAAGCGCTTCTGTCATAAGAGGGTGATATACGTTACATGCGCCTGGCCATGGTTCTGTTCTGTCTTCTACTTTAAGACCTAGTAACTCTAAGCCATCTACATAAGTAGTTAACCAATCTTTTCTTGAATTAATATCAGCATCAAACTCACCAAGCAAATCACCTGACAACTCAGTTAACTCACCTTCGTTCATCTCTTCTGCTAAGTTATCATTAAACTCATCATCGCCTTCTTTACCAGGCACAATAGTAATTTCCATACTACCATCATCAAGCGTTACACTATCTGGGTTTTCAATTTCAATACTTAACGTATCCGTTTCTGGGTTTTGTGGATCTTGATCTAATCCCATCGGAGCTTGGTATACACTTTTATCTATATTAGTTGCCATAATTTAATCCTTATATTGAGTACAATCTATTCCTAGAACTTTTAAATGCTTTAATCTCATCTGCTTCATCACTAGGTAATCTAATGAACCCACCTTGTCTAAATCTCATTAATGCTAACGTTGTACTATCTACCAAGTCATCATTGGCACCACTTGGAAAATCATTACATTCTTCTATTACTTCTTTAGCCCATCGTCTATCAGGTGCCCACACAATGCCACTTCTAAATAAATCAGATACTGCATTGACTCGACTAATCTTATCTTGCCCTTTACCTGGTGTAAATTCACCTACCGGTATACCCATACGTCTAAACTCTTGATATAAGGCTGCACCATTAGATTTCTTTTCTACTAAAAACGAGTCAGGTTCCCACTCTTTATACTCTTCTATACATAGTTCTTTGAGTTCAGGAAACTCTAATCGTTTCTTAATCGAGTTTAACAGTATTATATTATAGTTATTAGTTTCTTCGTTAAAAAAGACGCCCCAAGTGGTGAGCGCATTGTAGTCCGCTCTGTTATTCGCCTCTTGGGCGGCATCTAAACTCATGATTGTAAATTCACAATCGGGTGGATCTTCTTTTTCCCATATATTCCACCACTCTCTTTTTATTAATGCACCTTCTTCTGATACTGGGTTTTGTAAATATTGTGAGTTCCAGTATCGTACATCTAATGCAGCTTTCTTACTAAGTAATTCTTCTAAACTCCAAAACTCAGGCCATAATGGTTGTTCTTTACCATCTTTATCCTCAATGATAGCTGGAAATTCTACTACTTCCCATTGATCTACTTCTTCATTCTTAACCATCTGGTTCACAATTTGCCCGGTTAAATCAAGTTTACTCCACCGAGTCATCACTACAATAATCGCACCGCCCGGCATAAGACGCTGTAATGGGCCAGACTGAAACCACTCCCAAGCAGGGAGAAAAACATCAGATCGGTTAAGTTTAGCATCTTGTTCAGAGTGTGGGTCATCAATGATAAACAAATCAGCCCCACGACCAGCGAGGGCACCACCCACACCAATAGCAAAATACTCTCCATTAAAATTTGTCCCCCATCTACTTGCAGACTTAGAGTCAGCTTGTAATTCTACTGTCGGAAAAATATCTTTATACGCGTCACTACCCACCAAATTACGGACACGACGACCAAAGCCAACCGCCAGATCAGCTGTGTGAGACGCCATAATAACCTTTTTATGAGGAAATTTACCGAGAAACCATGCTGGCGCAAGATACGAAATAAGCTCTGATTTACCATGTCTTGGTGCAATGTTAACAATAACTCGTTTTTTCTTTCCTGCAGCAATATCTTCAAATATCTTAGCCAACCTAGCATGATGCGCTCCTACCATATACCCTGGGTACACGTGTTGTATAAATTCTAAAAAACTTGTACTACCTACGTCTTGTACTATCCTACCACTCGTAGCTTCTACTAACGAGTCAACTAGTTCAGCTTCTTCTTTTTCTAAATATTTATTATTTGATTGTAAAAATATAAGTAAACTCGCTATCCGAGCCTCTTGTTCCTTCTTATCATTACTCATCTTTAACTATTTCTGCATCTATTACATTATGTTCTTTTTCTTGTATTCGTTTTTCAATCCTAGTTACTAATGTTCTTAGTCTTTCTTCAATATCATCGAGTGACATGTTCTTATGTATGACTTCTGTAGTCTTTTTAAATGCATCTACTCCATCTACCTCACCAATTGCACGTAGTGCTGTGATTCTTTCCTTAGATTTTTCTGCAGTTGCTGCTTCTTTTATTAGACCATTAACAACAAACGTCTTTAAATCCTTTAAATCATCTACTACTTGTGCATCTAACTCTGCAACCATCCCAGCTAAGCTAGCTAATACTGAATTTTTGTACTTTTTAAGCTGTAATTTGGTTTCAGGTTCTTTAATAATGGTTTTTATTACCGTTTTTGCCTCGTCTATGTCTTCTTGCGTAGCTTCTATAGGCTGTCCGGTTAAGTCTGACATCAATTTAATGGTATTAACCATCATTTCTAGTTCTTCTTCGTTACTTAATTCGGGTAATGCAGCACGAGCGTTTCTAGGTAGAGAGATATTTTCTTCTAAATGGGGTATTATAACGACTTCTTTACCGTTATATGTTTGATTTTGTTGGGTTTTTTGCATTTGCATGGGTTGCTGTGTCACCTATGATATTAATTTTGCAGCTAATTTAACTATTTTATACTACTTTGTCATTAAGTTACAACTTTTTTAAGTATAATGGTGTTTTAGGGGGAAAGTTATGAAGGATTTTCTTACTTTTTTTGTTGTGGGCCTCATTTTGTGGTTCTTTTCTATGTGGGTTAACCAGATTAATGCCAAAGAAGCATTACCCCAAGAGTTTGTCATGAAAACTGAGGTAGGTGAGATTGTTTTAACTTCTGAAGCTTGTTCCCCTGAGTTAGCTAAGTCTCTTTACTACTATTATGCATATGCAAGTGAGCCTGGTTTCATACACCCTGGCTGTTGGAAAATTGTAGAGGCGGTAGTTCATATTTACTTTCCTGAAATTGATACCACTGCAGTATATAAGAAGGAACTGTTTGGTCCGCGTCAACAAATTAAACCTAACGTATGAAAACTACGTTAACTAGAAAAAATTTAGAAATACTTTACAACATGGCATGCCAGATGGCACCATTCAATACTTTGCCCATGCCTAAGTCTCATAAAGTTAAGTTCAAAGTTATTAAGAACCCTAATATATACGGTTGCTTTGATGAGCACGAGATGGAAATTCAAATAAGTTCTAACGCTTGTGGGCACTTTACTACTATCTTCCAAACACTTCTTCATGAAATGGTACACCTAGCTCTCTATGTTCGGGGCGATGATGACTTCCATGAGCATGGTGCCAAATTCCTTCGTATTAAAAACGTTTACTCCGAGTTATACAACTTCGATCCTAAAGCCATTTGAACCAGATAACCCTAGATAGCTCTGCCATAGTAAAAATAAAAGACTTGTTAGCAGATGAAGAAGCACGTGGACTTAAACTAAGAATCTATGTGTCCGGTGGTGGTTGTTCTGGTTTCCAATATGGTTTTACTTTTGATGATACCCAAAATGAAGATGACTTTGTAATAGACCAAGATGAAATATCTTTACTTGTAGATGCACATAGCATGCAATACCTGACCGGGGCTGTTATAAGTTACAACACCTCTTTAATGACTTCAGGTTTTGAAATAAAAAATCCCGCAGCTACTAGCACGTGTGGGTGTGGTTCCTCCTTCTCAGCCTAGCCCTAAACTTTCCAATTTTTTTGTAGAAATTTTTTAATATGTCAAGTTATATTAGTGACGGGGGGTGTTTTGTAAATTGCGTAGTTATTTGTGTAGATTATGGGGTATGGGGTAGGAGTTACATTATACTTAATTTTGGGGGGTGGGGTATGGGTAGGGTATTGGGTATTTACTTTACATATAGCTAGCACTACTATATAACATACTCAACAAAGCAATCAAGCTTTGTATTAACTAGGAGTTTATTATGCGACAAGTAATCAGATTCATAGAGGGTTTAGTAATGTTAATGGTTGGTGGTATTGCATTGTTTTATATCCACACACCAATAGGTGCGGCGTTGTGTGTAGTTGCCGCATGCTTATACTTTTATCTTTCACTAACAGAGGAGCAATAGTATGAATAAGATAGCCAACAAGAACGCAAGTGTTGTAGTAGCGGAATGTAAAGAGTTCAAGGGTAGTAACACCTTTGGTGTATGGGAACATGATATGTGTTATGTAGTATATAGTTATGGTAAACACTTTCCGATGTATGTGTATGATGCAATTAGTCATGCATGGTTTGGTAACTATGACAAATATTCCCAATCAACCAGTAAGCATATGAGTCAGTGTAGACCAAAGATAATGAGTGATGCAAAAGGTATCATATATAAGAATACAGCATTTCTCAACAATATAATCTACGATGGATTAGCACACGCTGTAGCTAATATGCCAAACGATAAGTAACCTTCGGGGGCTTCGGCCCCCTTCTTAACTAAGGAGTAATGTATGAATAAGACAGACCATATTAAAACAATTATGAGACCAACACTTGAACCGATGTTACTAAGAGCCTTAATCTTACTTTTAGAACGTGGTCATGTAGATCATGTAATAAAGACATTAAAAAAACAACTTGATGAGGAGGAGTTAGCGGAAGTAAAGGGTAGTATGAAATGGAAAAACATTAAGTAATCTTCGGGGGCTTCGGCCCCCACCTTTTTTTGTAGCTACCATTTTGATACCAGTTCTATGTCGACGAGCATGTTGTGTGCGTGTGTAGCCCTCAAGGCTTAATTAGTAAGCGTGTTTGAATACGCTTTACATATACGCTAAGACTATATATAACGATACCAACAGCAACAGATTATCGTGCTGTTATTTAACTTAACTTAACTTATGGAGTATGTATGAAAAAAGCAAAAGTAGTAGAAGCAGTAAGCAAGGCAGTAGCAGTATCCTCTCAATCTCTTAGTGGCTTAGCATATGAGTATCAAGGTGCATATAGTGACATGCTAGGCACTGCTAAGAAAATATTGGATAGAGTGCCAAACATTCTAACCAAGCCTAGTGACAATGATGTAGCCGAGATTAAACTCGGTTTTGCTAGACGCTTTAAAGAGTGGTATGCAAAAGACCATGATACTTTCAACATGGTTAAAGATAACAAAATGCAACAGGTCACTGAGGCAGAGTTTAATGACGCTAAGAATAAAAATGCAATTAAGGTGCATATGACCGTAGGCTTAGCGATGGGTTATACTCAGCAAAAGTTTACCGCACTAGCTAAGAGTGACCCATATATTTATGCTCTTGCTAAGCCGTTGCGTAAAAAAGGTAAAGACCATGTATCAGCTGGTATGAAAAACTTGTTAGCTTCAATCCGTCAAGTAGTTGGTATTGAAAATCCTAATAAAAAGGGTCGTGCAGTAAAAACTATTGTCGAGGCTTTTAACGATAATATCAAGACCCTCAAAGCTAGGATTAAAACTGCCGAGGCAAGAGGCGATGAGCTTCTAACTGCTACGGTTAAAAAAGAGTTTGGCTCTTGGTTATCACAAGGCGAGGCTTTGATTAAAAAGTTTAACAAGTAATACAGTAGTGACTAGGCAGAGAGCTTCGGCTCTCTGCTTTTTTTTGGTCTCAATTTTTGAAACCAGTGATTGTCGATGTGTGTGTATATATTAAATATTTAATGTGTGTTTTATCATCTGTTATATTCTTAGCTCATACAATTCCCTTCCGCTGCCTAATCAATCTGCTCAAACTATAAAATTTCTAGCCACCGAATGCCTGCCACCTAATTGAGACCAGTTCTATGTCGACGAGCGTGTTGAGTGTGAAGTGCGTGTGGTTGCGTGGTTGAAGATATAATTTAGCGTGGTTGTTATTTAGTGAGCGTGCTTAAATACGCTTGGTTTTGGCTTAGCTGGTTATGTTGGTTGTGAACTTGTATTGTGTCGTGTAAGATATACTCTAACCATGCTTATGTAAAGTATTGGCGTATCAGGCTTGTTCCAAGTTGTATGGTATAAGATATTAATAGGTGATAGGTTGTTCCAGTCTTGTTCCAAAAAGTGTTCCAATTATATGTAAAGTTGTTCCAACAATGTTCCAAGCTAAGTTGTTGATTATAAAGGTTGTTCCAATGTTCCAAGTTTTTTGCAATAGGGAATATATTTGAGAAATTTAGTCAGACTAAGTTAGATTCACGCAGAGCAAACATAAAAAATGCTAGCATATATATTCACTTAAAAAAACTTGGAACATTGGAACAAGACCATTTTCTAGCATACTACTTACTTAATAAATATATAATATAATATATATAAAACAAAGACTTACCCGATTTCAGCACACGATTTATCAAGCCTATTTTGTTCTTATTAGTAAAGTGAAAACTTGGAACATCGTTGGAACAATTGGAACATCATATAAATCAATAACTTAGCATTAATCAACCCCAAGCTACGCAAAATAGAGTGAAAACTACGAGTGAGATAGTCAGCCGAAACCCTTGTGTTATATGTAAAGTTATACTATAATGGGTATTGTGTGAGTAGCGTATTTAATACATGATACATCAGCTAATCGCACAGCAAAAAGTAGTGTTAGAAATTTTATTAAAACCAAGCGTAGTTAAGCACGCTTACTAAATAGGAGATTAGATTATGAAAACAAGACCAATATTCAAAGGACAAAAAATTAAAATGCAAAGCCCTTATAACTATGACAGGGAAGTAAATATGTCGGAATACATCACTATCCCCAAAGAAAAGTATAGACGAATGATTATCAGCGAAGTAATAGGTTGGGGTATATCAGCGTTTTTATTGTTAGTTACAATTCTTAGATAAGGGGAACATGATGAAAAGATTTAAGCTAAAGATACAAGAAACAATAGAGTATGACTGCGAGATTGATGCAGGCTCTATGAAAGACGCAGAGTTAAAAGCCCTACAACACCCCGAGAAGTGGCAAGAAATACAGGGTGTTTTAGATGTATTGGAATGTGAACAATCAGACTAAGGAGAACGATATGGCGACTGAGTATATTAAGTATGTAGCAATAGTAGAAGTTAAGATGGATAAGAATAGAGTGAGTGAGATTAACTCATGGAACAAAGAAGATGATTGGGGAGATAATCAATTCACCCCCGAAAGTCATATAGCGTCAATCATTAAAGACCGAGTTGAAGATACAGGGTTACCATGCAAGGTTAAAGTTTATGAACACAATATGTTTGAACGCTTGAATGAGAACGCTGAAGATTATCTTATACGAGATGCACAAGAAGAGATTGAGAATGAAATCTTAACGCAACATTGTATAGGTGGTAATTGTGAAGATTAAACCAAGCGTAGTTAAGCACGCTTACTAACTAAGGAGAACAACATGGCAAGACCATTGAAGTATAAGAACATGGTAATTCATATTACCGAGTGGCTCAAAGATGAACTCAAACATGACGCAGAAGTTGTGAATGGGCTAAACCCTACGATATTAGATGGGGAACACGACATCGTGCATGGTAGGTATGAAGTGTGTCGGGAACTACTACATTTTATCCGAGCAATCGGTGGAGAACAACATGACGAACTTGACACAGACTAAGAAACTAAGTGATTGCATCAAGTGTGGTGATGACATTGTGGCAGGCAGACGGAAACTAGGCTATAACACTTGCTTAAAGTGTGGTGAAATAATATCTCGCATGAAGAAACACACAATAGCACCTATGCATAAGAGTAATTACATGGTGATAACAAACCTAACAGACTTACATGGGTTAAATAACAAAGGGGGGAATGTAAGATGACACCACAAGAACTATATAAAGTATTAGATGACGCAGACCTAGACTACGAAGTTGTAGAAATTTGTAATGGGACTAGGTGGATAAGGTTTTCAGTAGATGAAGGGGAACAAGATGAGTGAAACTGAAATGGAACATAATCAGATAGACGAAGTAGTGGTAGTAGTAAAGTTTTTAGATGGCACAAAGAAAACCTTTTATGAAGATGATGTAGGAGAGAACTTTAGTGAATGGTTATCAGATATAAATTGGGAATACAAAAACGAAATGGAGAGTAAGTATGGGTAAGTATAAAAATTATTTAATAACAGAACAGGAGAACGCTATGGATAACATAGATAGTATGTGGCATCAGAAACAATTAGAAGAAGAACAACAGATAGCCCAGATTAAAGAACGAAATTTATTTGAGTGGCAGGCAATACAAGATGCAATCTATTACTCAAAGCGTTTAAAGATGGCA